TTTGTGCATCACAATGTTCTGTGGAGAAACAACGCCAGTGTTGTTGAACGGGGTCACAACTGCGGTAGCGCTAGTGCTGTTGACCACCACATTCTGGAATTGACCAGCAGTAATCACAGCAGGGCTGACGATCACAGAAGTTGTGCCAGAGGTTCCAACCGTTACATCAGCTTGGACAACAAAACTACGCAGACGGTTGGAGCCGTAAGCAGCGCGATTCTGTGGGTTGGCTGCAAAGATGTTTGCAATGGTGATGGTGTCGCCTTGCTTAAGGCCAGCCGTGGCAGTGGTGGCGGTCAGAGCAATGGTGGACGTTGATGCCCAGCCGCTGGTCAGGAAGCCGGTTGCCGTGGTGGTAGCGCAAGCCAAGGTAGCAGTAGCATAAGAGCCAAAAGTCTGGCTAACAACGTTCTGATCCATCTTCCACATCATGCCTGCCGAGTCCTTGCCCATCAAGCCCTTCTCGTATTGCTTGGCAATGGTGGTGCTTGGCACGAACAGACCTTTCAAGCTGTCCACAATGGTAGCGCCAGTGAACGGCTCAATGATGCAAGCCCTGCGGCCATCACGGGGAGCGCCCTCTGAGTCCAGGTATGCGCCAGCGGTCAGGTAGGTCAGCAAGCTGGTGGGGACAGTGCCAGCAGTACCGACAATGTTGGCAGTGCTGTTTTTGGCCATAACCAAACCATCACGGTCAATCTTGTTGGCAATAGCGGCAACCGCGGGTTTTAGCACTCGGTCACTGAAGCGGTCAAGAGACAACGCCAGATCCTGCGTAGTGAACTGGGTGTCAACGTGGAACTGCGTGGACAGGGTAACGGGAACAGAAGTCTCGTTAAAGTCTTCCACGTTCAACGCTGGGCCAGAAGTGCCAATGAAACGGCCAGGACGGCGGACATTCAATGTCGCGCCAATCTTTGCGCCGGTTACAGCAAACTGATCGTCATAGTTACGTTCAACTTGGCTCGTGAAAGTCAACTCGTTTTCCAAGACCATCAACGCTTCGTTGGTGATCATGCTGATGGTAAGCAAATTATTTGCCATGATAAATCCTAAAAAAATGGTTATCGAATCTGCCCATTAAGTCTACCTGCTTTCCAAGCTTGATAGCTGCCATGAAACTGCCCATCAGCAGTCAATGCAACATCACGCCCGTTAGCGGCTGACCGAATAGGCGTAATCGGTGCGCTTGCTCTACTTCTCTGCACAACAGGCTTCGAGTCTTGTTTCTCAAACATAGCCTCTAACTTCCCAATTTGTCGCAACTGTGCGGCTGGCGTCATCCCTTGCAGCTTTTCAACGAAATCAGGATTGTCAGCAAGGTGATACAACAACTGTGGCCCAACATCTGACTCAAAGATGGCATCACGCACTTCATTGACTACCGTCATGTCTGCGCTTTTGACCACCTGCTCAAAGTTTGGCATCGTTGCCTTGGCCTGGTTAACCCGTTCTGACCAAGTATTTAATACCTGCTCTTTCTCGGCTTGCACCCTGGCCTGTACTGCCTTCTGTCGCTCTTCCTCTAATCGCTGGTCAACCTTGTAGTCTGTCAATGCCTTGGCATATTCAAACATATCGGTAAACTGGCTCGGGTCTGGTTCGGCTTCGCCTTTGGGGGCTTGTTTCCGTTCCATGTCCGCTAACCGTTGTTCAAGGCTTATCCTAGCTTCGCGCTCTCGCATCGCTTCTTGCTTTGCTTCATCACGCGCCTTGGTTACCGCCTCAAACCGTCGCTCAATCTTAGGTCGCCTTTTTTCCTCTGTTGTTTGCTGCTCTTCGCTGGCTGGTTCACTCTGACTGTCATCGTCCAGCGGCTCTATTGTTTCAATAGCCTCGCGTGGCGGTTTGTCAGCTAAACCTAGCTTTTCAGCTTGAAATTCAGCTAAATTTTCGCTAGTGACCACACTGGCCTCTAGTCTTTTCTGTACTGCACTTACTTCTTCAGACATGGATTACTCCAAGGATTTGCCCCGTAAGAACCCACGGGTCGGGTTGGGGCATTATTACCCAAAAACAAATGGTTATGCAACTATTGCATGGGTTGGATCAGCGGATTGGCTCCTTCGCTAATATCTTGGGCAGCAAATTGGGCATATTGGCCCTGCTCCACATTCCTGCGGTCAATTTCTTGCATTAGTCGATTGGTGTCCATGTTGTGCAGCAACATTTGCACAATTGCATCCAATTCCGTCTTGTTCTGGCTAGTCACGGCACGGGTATTCTGATCATTAACTTTGACTTCTGCCATTGTTTCAGTGTTATGCGCCCGTGCAGTCACATCCATCAACTTGCGCTTAGTTTCGCCTTCGTCCTTCAACTGCGCCACTTGCATACGGTTATTAATCTCCAGCTGGGCGGCTTGCAATTGTTGCTGCATCTGCTCGAGTTGTTGCTGTTGTTGGGCAAGCTGCATCTGAACTTGAGGCGGTATGTCTGACTTCTCATCAATCTGCGCCATTGGGTTCCGTGCGGCCAGCCGGTCAGCAATAACGTCAGCACCAGGGAAGTCCATGTTCCTGAACACCAGATCGCCGGCCAGGTCAAACAGTTCCTTGTTGCCGGTCAGCAGGGGCATCATGGCTTCTACGGCTTGCTGGCGCTTGCTTTGGAAGCCTGGGCCTGTATCCATAACCACATCGTACTCACCCACGGTCACATCGTTCAACACTTCGCCAACGGCATTCACCTCGTTGATAGTGGTCATGTCAGGCTGTCCATCGCTACCAATAATCCGCATCACGCGCTGGGTGTCGTAAATCTTAGGAATCAGATCCAACAGAATCTTGCCCGTATGCTTGATTGAGCGCGTCAAATTGTCGTAAAAATGGAAGTTGCTTAGATCAGTCTGAATCTGTTGGCCCTGGAGCGCTTTTCCGCTGATGTTGCCGCTTGGCAGTTGGTTGGGGTCTAGGATACCTAGCACCATCTGCAAGTCAGTATTGATCGCACTGGCAGCGTCCATGATGCCAGCAGGCGGTGATTCGGGCTGTAAACGCACTGGAACTGGCGCTGGCTGTCCTTCTATGTCTTTCTGCTTGTAACGCAACACAGGGCTGCTCTTGATGTTTGCCAATGCCCATTCGTTCTCGTGGCCTTCGTCTTGGCCTTCAGCAAGCAGCCACTTGGCCTTGGGAGCCAGGGCAATGCTCTCAGTCATACTGGTGCGCCAGAAGTTGTACATCCGCTGTGGGTCTTTGGCAAACCGCACCAAGCCATACTTCTTGCGCCTGTCATCAACAATCACTTGAGCGCCGTAGCAAGGCACGATTGGGATGTACTTACCGTCCCAAGTCTTCTCTTCCAAGATTTCAAGCGCGGTCATCTTGCACCACTTCACCGCCCTGCGGAAACTCTCACGGGTATCAATTACCGTCAGACCAGCCGCGGCTACTCGCTCGAGGAATCGGTCACTGTCAGCAAACCCGCTGCTGCCGTCACTCAGCAGATACAGCTTGGCCTTCTCGCGGGTAACGTAAAAATATTCAGCAATCCGAATGTCTTCTTTGGTCACCCAACTAGCTGCATTGTCACCAGTGCTGCGGTGAGTGAAGTTAGCCCCATCATCAGCGTCAGGGTACATTTCCTTGAAAACCGTTTTGCTTAACAGTGTCGTAACAAGGCAACGCTCGGCATCTGAACCGTCTGGTCTTACGCTGTTAGGGTCAAAGTAGACCGTGAACGGGTTATCAATGGCGTCAATGTAAATTTCTTGGTCAAACGAATCCTCGCTGACATACTTGGTATTAACGCGCCAGTAACCCCAACCCATGCGGACAGCGTAGTCAAAAGCGGTGTCGTAGGCGGTGTCGGCGTTGCTGTTAACCTCAATATGACGGGTAATACCTTCCAGCACCTGGGCAATCTTGTAATCAGCCAAGTTGTTGACAGGATGCACCTTGATTCGTGGTCGTTGCTGGCGCTGTTGGTTGGTGACCTGGCGCACATAAGCATCGATCTTGTTGATGGTCAGGCACGGCCTCGCTTCAAGATTCCTACTGTTTTGGATCTCCACCGGCCACTGATCACCCGCCGCAAAACGAATATCTTGCAGTGCTTCGCTGCGGTTAGTGCTGTCGCTGTCGTTCACCAGCTGCCAAAACTTGATGGCATCGTCAATGCGGGGATCATTCATGGTTATTCCTCAATTCATCCAGCTGCCTGCGACCGCGGCAATAGCTTTTGGTTTGCGTTTGTGCGGTTCCCGAATCATAAGCCCAATGTATCTAAAGGCATCAGCGCCGTGGCTGTAGTGGTCGTGCAGGGGGTTTCTGCTGAACTGTCCGGTGTCTGGGTCTACTTCGTAGCGATAGTGCCGCAGACAAGCCAATCCGTCAGCAGCGTGTTCACGGTCAAAGTAACAATTAGGGAATATTGTTCTAGCTGCGTTAATGCTGTCCACCACAGGAACTCGAGGCAATATCTCTGTTTTGTACCCTGCCGCCCGGACAATATCGTCAATGCTTCGGCCAGATGCTGCCAGTGTCTTGTTTTCGGCATCGTGCGGTAGCCATACCTTGTCGTAGTGGTAACCATAGGTCTGCATGATCGCCAAGTAATAGCTGATGGTCTTCTGGCTGTCCTCAATGTAGCGGATAAGCCTTGTTTCCATGCCTACAAACTGAAGAAACCATATGGCAGTGCTATCAGACCAGCCAAGGTCAAAAACAGCGTGTACGGGCTTTGTAGCGTCAAATGGAACCCGGCAGATGCGTCCATCCTTTTCAGCCTGCTGCATTTCCTTAGCAAAAATCGCCCCATCTACCGTCTGGCGGCATAGCCCTTCCCAAACCTGGTTATACGATTCTTCGTCCCTTTGCTTGAGCGCATCCTTTTCTAGCCGTAGCGTTTCGGGAAACCAGGGGTTATCTGACCAGTTCACCTTAATCTGGATGCAGTCATCAGGTGGCTTGACCACAAAGCGCTGGTAAGTCTCGTCTGTCTCCAACTCGGGGTTAAAGCTGACCCAGATCTCGCTGCCTTCTTTGCGGATAGTCGGAATCAATACGTTCCAAGATAGGCGGCTTACCGTCTGGGCTTCTTCTACCCAGCAAATGTCTACGCCCTCAAATGACTTGATGTTACTGATGTTGTTCTTCAGACCAGCAAAGGCAAACTCAGTGCCGTTCAAGCCTCGGATACTTGTTTGGGTGATCTCGTAGAAGCTGTGCAGGTTTAGCGCCTCGATCTGGTCGCATAGCAACTTGTGGACGCTATCCCTGATGCTGGTCTGGAATTCACGGGCGCACAGTATGCGAATTGGCTCCTTGGCCCCTTTGATCAGTAATGCTCGAGAAATTCCCCAAGATTTCGCCCCGCCCCTGCCGCCGTAGCAGACCTTGTAGCGACTGCGCTGGAACAGGCTTTGCAGCTTGAGAGGAAACTCTGCTTTGACTTCACTCATTAGGCTTTACGAATGTCACCTGGATGCCCTGGAGCGCTTCCCCGTCCTTGCCGGTTATCTCTTGCTTGACAGTCTCAGCCCATCGCAGCTGGGTCTTTGTCCACCAGATCAGTGCCGTGGTGTCGCCGCTGGTTGCCTTGTCAAACAGTGTCCGGGCTATCTGCCCATTTGCTTTGGCTTTGCCCAGGTCTAACTCAGTGCGGTAGTGCTTGCGGAGCGTCTTATCGTCTATCCCAACCAGAATAGCTATCTGCTCATGGGGCAAGCCCAACCCACTGGTGCTTTCAACCAGGCGTTGCATCTCGGCGGTAGGCTGGTGGGCCTCTTGTGGGTAAATTGGCATTTTTTAAAGGGGAACTCGGTTATCACTGAATGAATGAATTAAGGCTATTCCGACTTGGTTGCCCGTTGCGTTCCAAAATGGTCAGATTCTTTTCTTCGCCGGGAAAGGTGACAAAGTTACGGGTTCTAGGAATGTTTTGTACGCCAAATCCTTTAGCAATTTGTTCTTTTGCGTAATCGCTTGCCTGTTGTTCAGTCATAAAAGTTACAGGCTCACCATATGGCTGACCTTTATATGTATTTTGGATTTTGAAATTACTTCTGCTGCCTTCGTCCAAGTATTTGATGCCTGGGATGCCCATTTCCCTCAATTGCTGTGCAACAGCAGCTGGAGAATCATCTAAGCCCTTCATGCGTCTTTCAAAAGCAATAGCCTTTAATGTTTGCTCACCAGTTCCAAAACTACCACCAATTTCTTTTTGGTAAGGCATAAGAATTTTTTGCACTTCAGGCGATTGTTCACTCAACGGCTTGTCGTAGTCCAGCATCTTGGCTATCTTCTCGTCTGGTAGATCTACTTTGTAGAGGGAGCCTTGTTTAGATGCCTTGTAGTCTCCAACCAATGCAGCCAATTTTTCTGGGTCAAGATTTCTTGCTTCTATGTTGGCATTTTGCAAGTTTTTTACCGTTATTTTTGGAGGCATATCTCGCATTGACTGGCGCATCAATTCTATTCGCGCTTCTCGACTTAGCGGAATTCCACGTTGGATTGCTTCATGCTCAAGGTCTAAAGCGCCTTTGTGCCCCAGCGTCGCCTGATAGCCTTTTGCGACTTCTGGCACTTCCGCAAAATACAACCCATGCCCGTAAACCTGCGCTCCTTCACCACTTCCGATCTTGCTGGCGTCAAAGGCATCAAACTTGTATGGGCTACCGTGGTAAACGTCTAACGGCAGAATGCCACCAGTTCGTTGCAAATAGCCCTCTGCCATGCGCCCAGCTGTTGGGCCTAGTGCTTTGACGCCTGCGGCTGCTGGTTTGGCAAAAGGCAGCATTTGCAGTGCCGTACCAAGCGGGAACCCTATCTCAGCGCCTGCTCTGGCTCTTGCGGTGTTTGGGTCTAATACGCTGCCCTGCTGGTCTGGTGCTGTTCCCATCAATCCAGACAATGCGCCGTAAACCTCGGGTGCTTGTTGGCGCAGGTAAGACTCTGCTGGACGCTGCAACATTTTTGCGCCCATGACGCTGCGGTTGGGCAGAAACGTACTCAGGCGGTTATCAGCCATGATGTATATCCCTGCTTACAGGATACATTAAGCGCCGTGAATGATCGCAAAGTTAATCACTACCGCCTCAGAGTATGAAGTAGCAGCAGTCAGGTTTCGCAGCGTAATCAAAGCCGAGCCAGCAGCCAAATATGAAACATAAGTGGTGTAAGCACCAAGAGCGCTACCAGTGGTATTGCTTCCAATATTTACAATCATTGTGTCATTAGCTGAAATTAAGCTATTGGTCAATATAAATGACACAGCAGTAGCGCCAGCCAAAGCCGCATTGTTCATTGTGATGCGACCAGCAGACTTATTTAAAGTGACGCCAGTAGATTTGTCGGTGAGTTGGGTCACAGTACCTTGGGCGGCAGCGGTATAGCCGATTTCGGTAGTGCAATACACGGTTGTACCCACAATGGTAGATGGAGTGGTTGCGCCAATAGGCGAATTGTTCAATGAACCGCCTGTAATATCTTGGTCTTGGTACGCTACGCCGATTGCGATTGAGTTTGACATGATGTTTCCTTTTTAACAGTTCCAGTTTTTGAGGGATGCCTTTGCCCGTTCTGCTGGGCCTTTGGCGTTTTGCACCACCCCTTCCATCCTTGCACAAAAGCTGGCTTTGCGGCCTGCGTCTGCCTTAGTCTTGGGGTTGGGGGCTGGTGGTTTTAGATTTGAGTTGTTTGCTGCGTTGTAAGCTGCACGGCCAGCCGCAGTCATACCCGCCCCTTTTTCTACGGGGTTGTAGTTCTTGCCTTTACCCGTCGTGGTGTGGGCAATAGGTTTGTCGTGCTTTGCCATTATTTCTTAGCGGTTTTGGCACTGGCTTTGAACGCTGCGGCAGTGGGTGCGCCTTTTGCGCCTGGTGACCTCATGCGCTCTGGTGTCTTGCCAGCATCTTTTTGGCGCTCAATGCGCTCCTGCTTGGCGTGAATGTTGGCATACAGCCCTGGTTTAGTCGCCATCTTCATACTCCACTACCGCACAAATGTCGGCTTCTTGAATGATTTGGTAATCTTGGCCATTTTCCGTCTGAGTCGGCCAGTTGAGATAATCGCCGTTGCCGTACTTAATGAAGTCACCCACCGCCACATCCGTCACCAGTGGGCCTATTGCCACTATAGTGCCTTCGTTGAAGGGTTCCTTGTTGTCTACATAAATCAGATCGCTTAACTTGCGAACCTGGGGCTTTACAACAACACGGTCACGCAGTGGTTTGAACATTTTTACGCTCGTACTTTCGTTTGATTCGGGCAACATATTGCGGTTTGCTGGTGTCGGTCATTATGTCGTATACAGGAACTTCTGCAACTTTTCTGTCTTCAATTGCAGCAAATTGACCGCACCAATCATTTCGGTGTTTGTTTTGAGTCATTGGATACAACCGACAGACGCCCATGATGGCCTGGTCTTGGAAGTATTTGCAACCAGAACAATTCATTGGCTGCTCTTGCGCCCGTGGTCGTAGCAGCTGCCGCCGTTGGATTTGCCGCCGCTGTAGTTCATTGGCGCAGGCGCTTTGGCCTTCATCATTGGCTGCATTGGTGCTTTTTCAGCCTTTTTCGGCTCCATCTTTTCCATCTTTTCCATTTTGCTATCCATGTTTACTCCAAAAAGCGCAGGCGGTACAGAGTAGAGTTAATGAGTTCTGCGATTTCATCAACAATGTTTTGCAATTCTGTGTCGGCTGGCAAAGATTGCCTGGCTTCGGTCACAAACGCTTGGATGCCTTGCAGATAAGCAACCGGATCGCTGGCGCTGTGGAATTCTTCTGGGTACTTTTTAATCTTTTCGTACTTGCCCTGGAAGTTTTCAGCAAACTTGTCGGTCAGTTCAACGATCTGCGGGTAATACTTGCCCAGCGCCTTGTGCTTGCTGTAGCTATCGGTACTCAGGTGGAGTAGATGCGTCACCGTGCTGCTGTGGAACAGCTGGGCAATGAACTCGGCAATGTCATCAATGTTTGGCATATCTGTCCAAAAAGCGGGGGCGAACCCCCAAAAGGGCAACTGCTTTGGAAATATAGCACATTACAGCGTTAATCCCTTATTTGCTGCCCAGGCGTACAAAAACTCAATAAATTCGCTGCTTTCACTTGTGGTGAATTTGTGGCTTTGCAGTCCCAGCTGGACGATTCGCTCCCCATCAAGGCTTGGGCAGACTTTGCCGATTTTCCTGTTTGTGTCGTGCGCCCACTGGTCAATTAAGAGCCGTTTCCAATCATCTGCTGTCCAGGTGCTGCCTGCTGTGGCCATCTGCTTGCTGATTTTGTCGATCATGCTGTGAAACATTGCGTTTTGTTCCACGCTGCGCTTGCTTTGCTTGATCTCAATCGTCATCCGGTGGCCTGCCATCAGCATTGATTTCAGCATTGGCCAAACAACGGTCATCATTTCTTTGTGCGCTTGGACGGGTTCCCAGCAAGTGACTTTCATTCTTTTTCCTTTATCAGTACATCCACGCCAGCAGTCTCGGCATAAACCTTTGTTGTGTGGATTTCCACTACTTGCGCATCATCACCGTAAACAATGCCATTCATTGCATCCATAAAAGATTTGACAACATTGTCAAGGTCAGGCTTCTTGCAAGGCCATTCAGAGCCACTTAAACAAGCCTCTGCTCGCTTTTTAGGGTATGACTTAGGCACTGGTAGCCTGACGTAAATAAAAGCCTCTAGCGCCGTTTTAAGCGGTTCACTGCTTCCCATTGCTTGTAGTGCGTAAAAGCGTACTTGGTCTTCGTAACTGGCGGTCTTGGCGTCGGTATAGGTTGCGACAAAGTTTCCTCGTCGTGCAAACCGCGGTCGCCCTTTGCCATGAGGTTGTCCAGTCACTGTGAACATGATTTGCATCATTTCAGTGCCTTAATTCTGTTGATGATCATTGATCGCAATCCCGGCAAATCTTGTTCCAATTCCTGAAAGCGTTGAAGTAGGTACTCGCGGCGTCCATCCTTGAGGGCTTGATCCCCACCAGCTAACGCCATCAGTGCATACGTTTGGATCAATGTCTCCAGTGAGTTCCAGGGCGGCGGTAATGTCGGCTTCGGTGTGGTCATGGCCTGCTCTTGTTTCGTCTAGCAGCTTGTGGGCTTCAAAGTAATTCATGCTATTCCTTTTGTAGCTATAACGTCAATACCCATGCGGGTTAGAGGCATATTTCACCATTATTTACTGAGAAGCTGCCAGGCTGTTGCTGCACACAAAGGGACTTGTCCGTTGCCAATGGCTTTAAGTCTGTCCACCCTAGCGGCCACCCCATGAGCTACACGAGGGATGGCATCTTCCCAGCTACCGTCTTGCCAAGCCGCTTTGCCGTGGTGTGCCAAAAGTCGTGACAATGCTTGCATAGCGTCTGAATGTTCTCCGAGTCGTTGTGCGTCTTGTCCTGATCTATGTGGTGAGCCTGTCGCACCCTCGTGTAACCACACGCTTCGCACTTCTTCTTCAAGTGCTTCCGCGCACGCCATGAATACCCGTGCTTCGTTAGGTCGGTTCTTGTATTCGCACAACTCAGCGAGCAAAATCGCCGCTTCATAAATACTGACAGGTCTTCCAATCTCCCGCTGAATCTCTTGCGCTGCATCTCCGTCCCGCAACATTCGCAAAACCTCGTCTCTTCCAATTTCCGTTTCATTGTGCATCCCCATTAGCCAAAAACACATTGTAATATGGTTAATGGGTTTTATTGATGTCCATTCGTCAGGCCAGCCCATCAATTTTTCAACCCACGTTGGGTTCAGCTTTCCACCAATGGTTGCTTGATCCGTATGTGCCATCACCGTTTCCAAGTTTGGAAACCTTTGGCCTTGGTCTGTCAAAGTTGCCGCCATTGCTGAACAACTCCGTGGAGTCGGCCAATGCACTTGCGTTCCCAGATTCGGAAACTTCCTGTTCCCTTGGCTGGCTCCGCTGTCCTTCCAATCCCTCGCATTCGGGCTGGGCCATAGTTGGGTTGCTTGGTGCAGCGATAAGCCCTGTTTTCCGCTTGCTATGCAACCCTTCCCACCCGCCTGTTCCAAGTCCTGCACTGTCGGTGTTGGCCATTTTTGAAATTCCTCCCATTTGTGTGGATTCTTTTGCATTTTCAGCATTGTTTTGCCCATTGATGCTTCCACTGCATCCGTCAGTTTGAATGCTGCACTTCCATTTCCTTCTGATTTCACTGGTGTTGGAAACATTTGTTGCTTTAATCCAGATTCTGTTCCTCTGGTGGTTTGCGCCAACGTCTGCTGCTCCCAGCACTCCCCACCGCGCATCAAACCCCATTGCGGCCAAGTCTCCGAGAACGGTTCCAAGTCCCCGAGAAGTGAGCATTGGTGAGTTTTCCACGAACGCGAATCTGGGTTGTACTTCGTGAATGATGCGCGCCATTTCTCGCCACATCCCGCTGCGCTCTCCGTCAATGCCTGTTCCTTTTCCTGCGGCTGAGATGTCTTGGCACGGAAATCCGCCCGATACAACGTCAACAATTCCTCGCCACGGCTTGCCGTCAAAGGTTTGTACGTCATTCCAAATCGGGAAAGGCGGGAGAAGGCCGTCATTTTGTCTAGCGCACAGTACGCTTGCTGGGTAGGGTTCCCACTCAACGGCGCAGACGGTTCGCCATCCAAGGAGGTGTCCACCAAGTATTCCTCCACCAGCGCCTGCGAAAAGAGCCAGCTCATTCACCATTCCTCCTTCTGTTCGGGTTGTTTGTACCAATCGGCAACAGGCTTACTCAGCGGCTGGCGATCAGCCCATTGCTTGTACGTCGATGTGGATTGATTGACAGGCTTGGATCCCCACTGGTGATGGCTGCACTTAGGTGGCGATCCTTCAAGGCGTACCGACCACAAGTTGAAGCAGCCATTGACGCTGCAAAGCAAATCACTTTTTCCTTCAGGAATGTCGTCTTTTTTGAAATTAGTTAGTGCCATGATATTTTCCCTCTACGATTTTTGCAAAGTTGCTGGGTTTGAGAATCCATTCCAGATCAGCGGTAAACGCTCGTCCGTCCTTGCTGTTCACCTTGCCGACCAGGAACCTAGATTTTTGGATGTGACCAAAGAAGTCGTTGAACCAGTCCAGCACCGCGCTTGCGCTGATCGGCTTGTCTTTGCCCAACTCTGTAGCCACTTCTCGCCAGCGTTGCCGTAGGTAGCCTTGCCTGGCAGCGTTCCAGACTTCCACTCGGCGTAGTGTTGGCAGCTGCTGGTGATACAGGTCTATGACTGCTTGATGCTGACAGTCTGGCAACGCAGGGCCACCGTCAGGTGGACATATATTGGTATTTACTGAAGTTAAAGATGAAGATGAAGATGAAGAAGAAGAAGAAGAAGAAGATGAAGGGGTTGGTTTTTGTTTAACCTCGTTTCCAACCTCGGGGATAACCTCAAGGTTAACCTTCAAGTTAGGGTTTCCACCTAGTTTGCCACCCTCTGCCCTCTTGTTTCGCAGGCATTCGTCTCTGACCATGCGCTTTGAGTAAATTTCACCTCCTTCGGCAGTGTCGTAAACACCAGCCTGGTTCAACTCATCAAGCCAACCTACAACTTCAGGCAAGGTTGCCCCGACCATGCTGGCAAGGTTAGGTGGAAGGATAACCTTGTTGCCAACCTTCAGATGGCCATATGGATTACCTTCGTGCATAAAACAGATCATGTCAATCCATAGGCCACGCGCAGCTGGTGAACATGATCTGAGTGCCGTGTCCCTCAACCAGTCCGATGGATAGAACTGAAAGGATGGGCGTTTCATGTTGGGTCTTCTTCCCCATACGCTTCTGCAATCAAGCGTTTTTCATGGTTCCAAATTTCTTGAAATTGATGAACCGATAGCCATACAACAACTTCATCGCCGCCTTTTGGCGGAGTTTGTGTAATGGCAATAAACCCTTCTCCATCTCCAACAACCGATGTTTTTGCTTCCAAAGGAAAGTAAACAGACATAAAAACCCCAAAAAAAAGGGCTACACCTGCTGTCTCACCTTTCGGTGTTGGCGGACTGGCGCAATACCAGCAGACAGCATGTGTAACCCTACTGCGAATGACGCCGCCAAGCGTCCCAAAACTTCCCAATATTACCCTACAAACCACCCTGGACGCAACAGTTTCAGCTGCCAGATCCTTTTTTCAGGGATGACCTTCCAGTGACTGATCGCGGCCTTGGTCACGCCGAGCAGCTTTGCAAGTGCAGTCTTGCTGCCAGCTTTCGCAATGATGGTGTCTAGGTCAGGTTGCATGGCAGCATTGTATAGCAGGCTTAACACCTGAACATAGGGAAAGTACCTAGACGAAAAGATAAAAATAGTTAAAAAAAGTCTTTACAGCAGTTTAGCCAGGTATACAATAGCGTCAATCCCCAGCACATTGCAAAGGGTCTTTTTAGGAAAATTTATGAAATACAAACTCAATGTTTCCCGTGACGTAGACACTGACGAACCCGACGTTTACATCTTAAACCTTCCATCTGGCTGGAAATTTGCCCACGACGCCTACAGCCTTGAACACGTTCGTGCATACGACACCATCTGCGAATTGCGTGCCGATATCAAGGGCTATGTTGTTCCGTGCGACTGCGCAGAATGCAAGCGCATGGCGGAAAAACAGTAAACAAAACGGGGCTTCGGTCCCTGAAAGAACATCATGCCAAGAGATTACGAAGATCATTCACGCGAAGATGCGCGAGACGAAGCCAGACTGATGGCTGACGATGGGCCTGACGAAGACTACGAGCCTGGCATCTGCCCAGCTTGCGGCGGGTCTGGTGAAGGGCAGTACGAAGGAACAACGTGCTATCAATGCAAAGGAGGGGATGAAGTATGAATCACGCAATCAACTGGACGCTGGCGGTGCTGACAGCTTTGGTGTTGTCTACCTCATACCTGCTGGACGGGCCTAGCGATCACCAGGCTGCGATGGATGCCGCGGCTAATGCGAAGGCTACGCAAGCAGAACAAAGAACGCAGGCGAGGTTTGAACGGGCTGCACAGGCAATGTGCGGCGATAACGCAGGATGGACGCAGCTGGAGAACGGCGCTGTCCAATGTTTTACCAAAACGGGTCGGAAGACTCAGAAAGTTCAGCTATGAGCATAGATCAGATTTTGGCAGGCGTCACTGACGTTGCAAACCGTGCTTATAAAGATGCCGCACCTGCCGACCGCCTGGCTTTTGAGTGTGGGATGCTTTCCAGCAAGCTGCGCAAAATGGCTTATTTGTTGGAAAACGCGCAGGATCGCATCAAAGAACTCGAAATTGAACTGGCTTACAAGGATAAAAAATGACAACCATGACCATGATTCACGACGTCAAATCAATCGAGATGACTAAAACAATTTCTCTGACCAGCGCGGCTGGTTTGTTTTGGCGCAGGCAGTTGAAGGTGACCGATAAGAACGGCAATCAGACTCGGATCACTCTGATTTCTGAGACCGCAGAACAACTGGAAATTAAGGAAACAACATCATGAAACAAATAGCCAGCGCTCTGGTGAAAGCACAGAAGGCCTTTGGGCCTGCTTTAAAGACCGCTACAAACCCGCATTTCAAATCGCGCTACGCTGACCTTGCCGCTTGCGTTGAAGCTGTCATAGGCGGTTTAAACGACAACGGAATAGCCTTGATTCAGAGGAACTACCTGGACGATGCTGGCGTAACCGTAGAAACCGTGTTTGTGCATGAAAGCGGTGAAATGCTGGAGTGCGGCAAGCTGCACGTTCCCGCTGCTAAACACGATCCACAAGGCTATGGGTCTGCTCTGACGTATGCCAGGCGCTACAGCTTGATGGCGGCTTGCGGGATTGCGCCAGAGGATGATGATGGCAACGCTGGATCAAAGCCAGCACCCAAGGCAACAGAGGCCACTATAAAAGCACTGTTGGCAGACATTGCCGAATCCAATACGCATGGTGACTTGCGAGAAGCATTTTTTCAAGCAATCAAAAAAGTCGGTGATGATGCCGACGCCCGTGATCGAATCACCAAAGCAAAAGACGCACAGAAAGCAAAACTATGAGCATCTTATTTCGCGCAAGCGCCCTGTCAGCCATCATGACCGACGGCAAAGGCAAAGACGAATTGTCTGTCGGGGCTAAGACTTACGTGACCAAGCTGGCAAAGGAATTTGTCTACGGTTACGACGAAAAGGTGACCAGCAAGTACATGGACAAGGGCATCCAGGTTGAAAACGAATCCATTGACCTTTACAACGCTGTCCACCTAACCAGCCACAGCAAAAACACAGAGCGCCGAAACAATGAGTGGATTACTGGCGAGGCTGACATTGTGGCGGATGACAGGATCATTGATATCAAATCAAGCTGGTGTCTGACCACATTTCCCGTGCTGGGTGAGCAGGGTGAAGACAAAAACTACGAATGGCAGCTGCGCGCTTATATGTGGCTGTGGGACAAGCCAAGGGCAGACATTGCGTATTGCCTGGTCTCTACGCCTGACGATCTGATCGGCTGGGAGAATAAATCACTGCACCAGGTTGACCATATCAATCGGGAACTGCGCGTAACCATCGTGACTTACGAAAGGGATGCAACACTAGAAGACAAGATCAAAGTCAAAGTCGAAGCGGCCAGGGTCTATTACGACCAGGTCATCCAAGAAATCAGCAAACAACACACCTATTAAATCATGGCAATCATCAAAGAAATCAGCTGCATCGTCGGCCAATACACCAACGCACAAGGCCAGCAAAAGAACCGCTACCAGCGTATTGGCAGCATCATTCAGGGGCAGCGCGGCGATATGCTCAAGCTGGACGTTATCCCACTTAAAGAGGGCGGCTGGGATGGCTGGGCATATCTGAATGACCCAAAACCTAAAGATTACCAGGGCCTGCCAAAAGATGAAGGTGACATTCCATTTTGAGAAGCCAAATGACCGACGAAGACAAAGACCGCGAAGCGTGGAGCGAATTTGTGACCTCGCTGATTCAAGCCGTTGCGCTTGTATTGATCTGCGCTGTTGGTGGGCTGACGGTAGGCTTGATCGTGGGGGTGATGAAATGAGCCGCCTGTTATTTGCCGCCGCCCGTGGGGCGAGGATTGAAGATAACACTTTGGGTAGGTGGACAAGTTCGGAGTTTGTCTACCTCGAGAGAGATATTACGTATTCTTACCGCATCCACCCCGAGGACGAGCATCTCCAATACGGCCCCATCAGCACGGCGCTGCGGGTGTTCGGCATGGGAGGTGACGACCCTTACACGCTATCCAGCTTGCTGGCGTTAGACGCTTATCTGCATGAAAAGCTACACCCCTTCACCGACATCTTGGAAAACTCGCTGTTTCTTTTAATCTTGGCCGAAGCACTGGCCGATGAGGGGATGTAAATGATGCCCCACATCCACGACTTGTCCCGTTACCGAGACAAATGGCAGCGCGACCTGACGCGCACGGTGTTAACTATTCTGGCGCTGCTGATGGTGGCGGCGCTGGGGATTATTTGGAGTTTGATATGACAACCGCCGGCCTCATCATCTTTGTTCTGTCCTTGTTGGCGTTGTGCATCCGCGTGGTGAGAAACCCGTTTGTGCGGGACGGCAACGATATGTTTTACGCGGTCATGGCTTGGGTTGGCCTTGGCTTAATTGTCGTGGGGTTGCTATGACCGCTTGGCCCTTTCCCACCCAACTGCCTAAGCCCGTGCCCAACAAGCCCACCCCCTTCAACCCCGCCAACCATGAGGATGCGCCGTGGTAGTAACTACACAAGACAATGTTGTTCACGCATTCCTAACGATTGGGCCGATGACGGCACAAGAACTCAGCTTGCAACTGCACGTACCCATGAGAGAGATTCAGGCGATACTGAAGCGCATGAAAGAGTCCAAGTTAGTATTCGTTTACGAATATGATAACCAGCAGCCCGTGTACGCGTACGGGCAAGGGAGAAATGCAAAACCCCCGACCTCCCCGCAGATCGACCACACTTTCAATGCCCGTTTAGCTGCTAAAAAACATCCAGAGTTGGGCATCTGGTCAAGGCTGGTATGAACGAAGAAGATGAAGAGTTTGAGCGCATCGAGCGTGAAATTGCGCGGCGGAAAGAGCAGTCTGCTGAACCCCTAACCGTTGTGTACACAGTCAAGCTGACACAGAACCAGCGTGTCAAACTGCTGCAACTGGGTGGGCCGAAATGGATAAGGAATCAAATTGAACGATCTACCGAACTTCCCGGCTTGGGAGCGTCAG